AACGGACGGTTGTGTCATGGCGTGATGTTCCCTTCGGTTACGTCGAGTAGTGAGACGTCAATGTCAGACGAAACGTGCGTGCCGGCGGCGATCGCGTCATCGACGGCGTCAATGACATCGGAGTCGCCGATCGCATCCCACACGGGGGATTGAATGGTCGCGGTAATGCGGATCGTGCCGCCCCATCGCCGCTCGAGTTTTTCGACGGCCCAACCTTCGGTGCGAATCAAAAACGTGCCGTGCGCGCGCAGATACACGGCGCGGTGCCACGCATCACGAAGCAAGCGCGTGGCGTGGTACTGCTTGAGCTCGTTCTCGGGATCGCTCGGGTCTTGACCTGTGATGTAGACAGTAAAGAGCTCATCGAGCACGGCGATCGTTCGCGGTGCGCCGCCCGGGTTTCGTGCCGGCAGCGTGTAGCCCATATTTCCCGATGGGTCGCCGGGCACCCACGCAATGCGGGACGTCGTTTCCATGTGCTGCCCGGGCACGCGCCACCCAAAAAGGTTCGGCACGCTCGACATGCCATCGACGGCGAATTGCGCGATGACGCCGAGGTATAGGCTTTCGAGGCCGAGCAAGATCATGGCGGCGTGTCCTTGCCACTCATGAGATCGCCGAAGTGTTTCTCAAACACCGCTCGAATCTGATCGCTCATACGGCCTGGCAAGCCGTTGATAGGAATGATCGGCCGCGCGACCTTGCCGCGCACTGTTCCCTTGTGGTGCCGTGCCTCGATGCCGATCACGCGCATCACAATCGTGTCGCCTACTGCGGCAACGCCTACGGCTTTCGCGGCGTGCTCGAGCGGCTTGCCGCCGTCTTGTTTTGGTTTCCACGCTTGGCCGTAGGCCGTGGTGCTCGCCGCGATCGTGCGGTGAGTCTCGGCGCGCATCGCCGCCGCGACATCGGGCGCGGCATCGACGGGCAAATCCGAAAGCTTTTGGATGCGCTGGATCCAGCTATCGACCGTGGACATCGCCGCCACATTTTCCGGCGCGACGGTCATGAGAATGTCCCCGATCCCGATTCGTCCTCGGATTGCCCGGCGACTTGTTGAACGTCGGCCCATACGTAGGGCGAAGCTTCGGTGTAGCCACGCGGGAAACCGCGCGTAACACCGCTCGCGTCTGTGTCCGCGCGCAGCGGTAGATCAAACAAACCCGTGTTGGAATTCGCGGCTTCGAGCAAATCGCGATCGGCACCATCGGCCGCTTTCTTGTACTCGGCGATCTGCTCATCGAGCGAGTGCACGCCGCGCTTGAGCCACGCGCGCATGGTCACGAGATCCGTAAGCCAGCGATGCACCATGATCGGATACGGCAGCTTGAACGGCGCGTCATAGCGCTTGCACAGCCGTGCATCGATGTTCGCGGACTCGAGCAAGAGTCTTTGATCAAACCAGCCGGGCGTACGCGCCTCGATCTCATCCACGAACGTCGCCGGCATGTCTGTAGCCAGACGAAACTCGGTGAGTGTGAGATATGCGATCGTGGGCATGGCGGCGGCTGCGGGCGTACGGGTGACGTGGCGTGCGGACGTGGCGCGACGTAACAAGCCGCACGCGTGCGATCGGTGATGTCGATCAAGCGCGCGCGTGCGGCTACCGTGTTCAGGTTCCCGGGCACTTGAAAAGCAAGTACGGGTGACCATTGAGCACCGAGTTGCGACCCTCGGTAAGCCACTGATACTCACGGATTCGAGCGAGCTGCGCTGAATTTTGCGGGCCGTAGTAGAGCACCGAGAACGGGTCTCGATTGATATATGCAAACGCGCCGAGCTCGTTATTGGTGATCTCCTCCATGGCGAGGTAATAGGTCTTGTCATCGCCGCCGAATGCCGAGCCGAGCTCGGCGGCCTCGATGGGTTGACCTAGGCCGAAGTTACGGACCACGGCCTCGATGTCACCGCTACCACCCGAGTTAGCGTTGATGGCTTGCGCGATGAATTTCGCGTTCGTGATTTGCTGCGCGCGCGCCACCAATGCCGGCGGCACGATGATCTGCGCGAGCTGCAAAAAGCGTGGGTCCTCGCCGTTCGGCATCTTGATCGATGCGACGTATGCGATCGCCTTAGCGATGTTCGCTACGGCCGTCTCGACCGTCACCGAGCCATCGATCGGCACCGCACCCGGGTATGCACCCGCGGCCGCGCCGGTAAAGATGTTCGCGAACGTGCCGGCGGCCGTGTTGAACGGGTTGACCGGGTGCGCTGCGCTGAACATGGCTTGCCCGTCATACGTGAGGCCGTTCGCCAAGATCGAGCGCGCTACCATTTTTTGGGGCCAATACGCAGCATAGGCGCCCATTTGCCGAGACCAATGGGTCGCATAGTCGATGCCGTTGCCGTCAACGTCCTCGAATTGTTCTTTCTTGATCTTGAGGCCGGCGGCTGCGTTGATGTGCTCGACCTCGGTGGTCTGTGAAACGATGTCCTCGAATTCGACGTTGCCGCCGCGGCCGGTTTGCTGGATGCGCGCAGTGTCTAGCAGCCACGAAACGCGCTCACGTTTCGCGCCACTGTTAGGCCCGGTTTTGGCGATCTTGTTCCACCACAGTTTAGAGAGCAGCCGTTCGTATTCGCGCGCAGTGATGACGCGCATATTCGACTCGAGATCAAACACAAATGACGGGGTAATCGCGGGCATGACTGTTTAGGTCCTTTCGGTGTTAGGAGTGCGGCCCGCGCTCACGGCGCAGTGTCGTAGTTGAAATAAACGAGCACGCCCTTAGCGGCTTGAACGTCGAAAATCATGCCGGCCTTGCTTCGGCCCGTCGCATCGATCGACACGGTTTGGTTATCCTTGACCGCGCACACCTTGCCGCGATCGGTGATCGCGATTGGCGCGACCGTGTCATTGACCCACCACGTGAGCTGTATTTCCTTCCACAGCTTCACTTGCACCTTGATGACGCCATCGGCTGTTTTGGACTCATGCCAAATACCGATCGGTACCAACGTGGTCGCGGTCTTTGCGTTGATGACGCTGCCGTCCGTGGTATCGAACGCGGCGATCTTGCCGCGCTCGCAAACCTCGCCGGTTTTGGGCGCAAAGCTGTAATAGCCCCAATGGGCCTCGGTGATCATCCGTTCCATAGCGTTGTATCCTTGTGTCGAGAGGGCTTGTTAGGTGCGCGTGGGAACGGGTCAAACCCCGTTGGGAACTTTGGTTGCAGCGGCTACGAACTTCGAAACGCCGAGCTCTAGTTTGTGCTCGGTCGAGTGCACGCCCGTAGCCGAGCCGAGCAAACCCATGCGTGCGTCGAGGGCTTGCTTTTCACCCGGCGGCAAGTGCGACACTTCGCCCGAGCCTTGCGACTCACCGCGCGTGCCACCTACGCCCGCGCTTGTGGCGAGTGGATTGTTGCCGAGCGTGCCGGTTAGCTTCGGCATCGCGGCGATGTGCTCGCGCACTAGCGTCATGGGCGCGCGCTCGAGTAGTGAGCGCATCTCGGCCGTGAGATCAGGCCGTGAGGCGATCAGCTTCACACGCTCGGCCGCCACGTCACGCTTAGCGAGCTCGGCGCGTAGCGCTTCGGTTTGCTTTTGCGCGGCGAGCGCGATGCGGTACGCCGCTGCAGCTCGCCCCTCTTTTTTCGGCGGCTCATCACCATCCGGTTCGGCACCGGCGGCGGCCGCGGCTTTCGCGTCATCGTCATCGTCATCGCCGGCAGCGGCGGCGGCGGCAGCGGCATCGTCATCGCCCGCCGGCGCATCTTTCTTCTTGGGCTCATCGCCATCGGGTTGCATGTCGAGCGCGGCGAGTGCGCGCTTAGCTGCAGCGGCGTTTGCGTCCTCGCCTTTCGCGGCTTCCTCTAACGCCGCGCGCGCAGTCTCATACGGTGATTTATCGGCAGCCATGGCTGTCATTCCTTTCGTCGCGATCACTGGACTCGCGATCGTCGCGAGCACGGTTGTTAGAGCGCCGAGCTGATCGGCGAGTCCTGTAACCACGGCCGATGCGCCGTGAAACACTTTGGCTTCGAGCTGCGCCACGCTTTCGGCCGTGAGTCCGCGCGCCGCTCGACCACTTGCTACGAGCTCGAAAAACACACCGGCCATCGAGTCCACGATCGTTTGCGTAGCCGCGACCTCGGCATCGGTGAGCGGCGCCATAGGGTGGCCATCGGCCTTGCGCGCGCCACTCGTGATCACCGCCACACGCAAGCCGCGCGCAGCGTTCGCCGCGGTGATGTCCTCGCGACAAAAGAAAATCCCGATCGAGCCTATGAGCGATGTCTCGCTAAGCGTGATCGTGTCGCATTGGCTCGCGAGCGCGTACGCCGCGCTGCAGCAATCGCCCTCGACATAGGCGTGCATTTGCTTCCCGGCCGCGGTGCACATCGCACGCAGCGCGCGCGCGCACTCAAAACAGCCGGACACTTCGCCGCCGGGCGAATCAAATCGAAGGATCACCGCACGAGCACTGGAGCCGCAAGCCGCCGCTACACGCGCGGTGATCGCTTCGAAGCTATCGAAACACGGGTGGGCGTGTTGCTCGAGTGGCCCGCGAATGTCCACGATCACCGCATCGCCGGCCTCGACGTTTTCCGGCGCGCTGCTACCGAACATCTCGGCGAGTGCATCGGGCCATATCGCGAGAATGCCGCGCCGCTCGTAGGCGTTTCGTGCGTGCGCGCTCATGCTGCGGCCTCTTGCGCGGGCGCGGCCGCGGGCGTGGACGTAGGGCCCGGCGCCGGTTTGATCGGCACCACTTGCCCGCCGGGCGCTGCCGCGGGCGTGCTCGTGACATCGGGCACGCCGTCACCATCGAAATCGCCGCGTATCGGTACGCCGTAGCGTTGCGCGAGTGCGGCCACGTCGAGCTGCATGCCGTGCGCACCGAGCGCCGCGGTCATCTGGATCATGGCGTTTGCGAGCGTGAGCACCGAGTTAGCCGCGGCCGCGCGATCTTGTGGCGGCGTGACATCCCATTCCATCGCTGCCAGTTTGGTTAGGATCTTGTCCTCGCCGTATTTCAGCGCGACGAATACCGGGATCCCTTGCGTGTTGACTGTGTAAGCGAGCGCGTCCGCAGTGGACTGTATGAGGTCGGCTCGGATCGACTGGTGAATGTCTTTGTTCGAGAAACCCACGCCGCCGTCTGTCGTGACGGTCTGTCCCGCGATCGCGATCTGAAATTCTTTGTTCTGTTGCTCGATCGTTTGATTGAACGACTCGAACCCACGCCCGTTGCTTTCGATCAGCTTGACCTCATACCCGGGCGTCATGCCGAACACAGAGTTGACGCCCCACGCCATGATCTGCTGGAAGAAACTTTGCTGTTGCGCTTCGGTCGAGCCTTGCGGCGCCATGGCAACGCGTGCGGGGTTCGCTAACTTGGCTTCCCAATTGTCCTTGTGCCAATTCGCGTGCTCCTTACGAATGTATGCGCGGCCCACTGCACGCCAAAGGCCCGTTTGCCATGGCGCTACACGGCCGC